TTCCCCAACGTGCAACCACCGAACAAAATCGACAATTGACATTAGAGAATTAATTTATTACTTTACACTTTCAAAACTATTACTTTACACTTTACAAAATACAGGTTGACATTATTCAGTATGTTAGATATTTAACAAGGTATTGCATAACATTATTTTTTATTTGTTGATTATCAAAATTTAATCTTGCTAGTCGGTAATGTTCGATGATGGATTGAAAAAATGGTGATGACCTTGTTCGTATTAATAAAGTTGTTTCGTTATGGTCATCAGGATTGATTGAAAATCTAACAGGACAATTTGGGTCATAATCATATGATATATACATCATATTTAATTTATAATCACACCACACACCATATGGTTTATTATTAATCATTAATATAAAATAGAATTTTGATTGTTTTGATTTTTTATTTATAAATGCTTTACTATCACGTAAAAATTCATTATCGATTGCATATTTACCGTATTCGGTACCATCGATTAATTGACCAAAACGTGTTGATTTTTTAACATCTCGATATGCTTGATTTTTTGCATAATAAATAACAATTAATGGTTGACCTTGATTATCACGTTTTGCAATTTTAACTTCACTGTTATATGGTAATGTTAAATCAAAAAACGTGAAATATGGATTGGTTATTGATATGGCATTACCTAAAAATATTATACGTATATCACGAAGTCGTGCAACTGTTTCAATAACATCAAGTAATTGTATAACTTCATTTTGTAAATAATGATAATTACCTTTATCAATTAAAAATTCATCAAAAATGATTGTATCAACATTTTCATATGTTGATGATTTTAATATATTTGCAATTGATAATGGCATAGCAAAACCACATATTTTACCGTTAATGGACATTGTATCATTTGTATTACTGTATTTTAATTCACCATATTTTTTGTTTAATTCTTCATCATTTTTTATTTGGTCAAAAAATATTGGTGTTTTGTTTTTCATCATAGCATTTTTTAATTCAGTTTTGTAACGTCTTAAATACACAAATTGTTTATGTTTATTTAAAAAACGTTTTACAACATATTTTTTTGCACCATAACTTTTACCAAGTCCACGTTCGGTAATAATATATGTCATTAGTGCATTATATGATAATGGTTTATCAAAATCAAGATATATATCTTTATTAATATTATATGTATTCATAATTATCACCTAAAATAAAAGTGCAGTTTATTTTCTATATTAATACACTATATCACTAGATTATATAATGCATCAGTTCTTCACTGTGATAATATGCATTATAATTATATTAATTTAAATAGAAACAACCACACCAATTAATGTGGCATAAAGACTTGATGTCATACCACATTTTAATTATAACATATATATTAATTTTTTACAATAAAAATAATTTATAAAATAATTTAAAAACTTTTTTAAAAATTTTTTAAAAAATTATTGACATTATTTTTAAATCGTGGTAACATATAATGTGAGGAGGAAATGATGGAAGTAAAAGATGTTATTCAAACATTAAAACATGCATTACAACTTGAAGAAGTAAACTGTAAAAATCGTAAAAATAATATTAATCAACATTATGAATTAGCAAAACACGATTTTAGAGTTATCGATAACATGGAAGATTGTATTGAAACATATCGTTATGTTATTGAAAAATTAGAAGATTTACAGGATAGAATAATCGAACGTAATAAAGAAAGGATATTTTAATAATGAAAAGATTGGTTTTTAAAAGGTGGGTTGATGGTTTATTTATTATTATTCAATTTATATTAGTTATGATAATGGCAAGTGAAGTTGATAACACTGAAATATTTGTTATTTCAAAATTAATTTCAATGATATTATTTATTTTAATATTTTTATTGATGGTAAAATATTCAAGATTAATTGGTGATTAATATGATATGGTTAATTATATTAATATCAATATTATGTATATCAATAATATTTTATATATGGTATATGTATTATGAGTGTAAAAAAGAATTTGAAGAAATTGAAAAAAGATTTTTACAACTTGAAAAAAGGATTGAAAAATATCGAAAGGATAAAGTGAAATGATATATTTATTAAAGTATTATATTAAATCAAAATATTTTGGATATTCAAAAATATATTATAAAGAATTTGAAACATATCAAGAATTAATGTCATATTGTTATGATAAGAAAATTAAAAATTTTGATGTATATATTAAAGAGAATTATATAATTGAGGAAATATGATGGATTATAATTTTAAAAACTATAAAAAATTTTGTTATGACCTGCATTTAAAACCATGTAGATTTAAAAATTTATTATTATTTAAAAAATATTGTGATGGTGATTATGATGTTATATTTAGTATTAATGAATAGAGAAACAAAAAAGCAATTTACAAAATATTTTGATTGTGAATTTGAAATGGATAAATTTAAAAGAAAATTAAAATATTCAAAAAAGATATATGTAATTGAGGATAGCAGGGATATTTATTTTATCGATTATGATAAATAACACTATTTAATAATAGTGCAATACCAATTAAATGTTGGTATTGCAGTGTTATTAACTAGAAAGTGAGGTGAATACTCTAATGTTAAAAATAACACTGATTGTACAGGAAAAAGATAAATCAGGTAACTGTACAGTTAAAATAAAAGTACCGAAAGATTTAAAAGGTGCAACAATACCTGAAAAACAATGTGGTGCAATGGTTTATGATAAAGTAAATGTTGTACTTGAAAATTTAAGTGAAGAAAGAGAGAGTTAAAATTATGGAAAACGGAAAAAACGAATTAACACTATTTAGTGGTGTAAAAAACAATATTTATTGCAGTGTAATGGCAAATGATGAAGAAAGTAAAAAACAATTATTTAATGCACTTGAAACATGTGATGCATTATTAAATGATTGTGTAGGTCAAGAAATAAACATAAAAGATATTTATGTTGAACAACGTGAAGTTAATGACGATGAAACAGGTGAGGTAAAACCAAAATATCGTACAATTTTATTTGATGAAAACGGTCAAACATATGCAACAGGAAGTTATGGAATTTATAACGTTATAAAGAAAATTGTTTCAATTTATGGTTTACCAACAACATGGGAAAAACCTGTAAAAGTAAAAGTTGCAAAAAGACCAATTGGAAATGGTAAACAATCATTAACATTAACATTGATATAGAAAACTATATCAATGTTTGGTGATTGTATGGATAATATAATTTATTATGATTTAAATGAAAGTGTTTACTTATTTTCATATGATAATTTAAGATTTTACTTTTCAAGTAAATTTTATCTTGAAAAATTTAAAAGGTTGTATGTTGACTTTATAAAAAATGAAACTTTAAAATTATCACATAAATATAAATGTCATATTTATTGTGATGAAATGGTGTTATTAACTTTATATAAAAACGTTGAAAAAAGAGGGTTTAGGGTTGAATATAAAGGGCATGAAATTGATGAAGATTATATTATTGATGCCTCTATTAATAATTATGCTATAAAGTAGGTGATTATATGGCAATTCGATATGATAAAAAATTTAATCGTGAAATTTATAAAGTTGTAAAAAACTTTAATCAAAAAATTGCTAGACTTGAAAAAACTGAAAAAGACCTGATTTTACCTGAAAAAATGAGTATAAAGGATTTAAAAGATAATTATTTTAATCGTACTGATTTAAGACGTAAACTAAAAGAATTAAAACGTTATTCAAATCGTGGCATTGAAGAAACCATCACCACAAGTGGTGGTGTAACGATGTCTAAATATGAACTTAAAAATATACAAATTGAAAGTCGAAGAATAAAAGCAAATTTAACACGTGAAATTAAAAAATTACAAACAACAAAACCAAAAAATCTTGGTAAATTACAAACAGGTACATTTGCACAAATGGGTGATACACATTATTTAAATTTACAAGCACGAAGAAAAGCACTTGAAAAAGGTGATATACGTAATTTAACAAATGAACAATTACAACAATATAGTAAATTACTTGGTAAAACACGAAAAAATAAAGAATACTATAATAATGTATTTTATAATAATTATCTTGATATGCTAACTGATTTAGGTTATTTTTATGGTTATGATAACGAAAAATTAAATACATTAAAAGAAAAATTAATGACTTTAAATAGTAATGAATTTTTAAAATTGTTTAGAGAAGAAAAATCAATTCAGGCAATTTTGGATTATTATCCAACCATAAAGAAAAAAGCAGGAAAAAATGCAATTAATCCTGATGATATAAGGGAAGATGTAATTGTTTTATATGATGCATTAATTGATAATATAAATGATATATTAAAAGATTATGATTAAATACACTGCCGATTTTGAAACAACAACTGATGAAAATGATTGCAGGGTATGGGCATATGCATTATGTGAAATTGGTAATCCTGATAATTTTATTTATGGAAATTGTATTGATGATTTTATAAAATTTTGTCAAAATAAAAAACAAAATTATGTTTTATATTTTCATAACCTTAAATTTGATGGTGAATATATTTTTAATTACTTATTAAATAATGGTTATGAGTGCATAAAAGATAAAAAGGATAGACAGGATAAAACATTTACAACTTTAATTAGTGATACAGGACAATTTTATGCAATTGAAATATTTTTTGATACTAAAAATAAAAAACATATTAACAAGGTAACAATATATGATAGTTTAAAAATATTAAATTTTAGTGTTGAACAAATTGCAAAAGATTTTAATTTGCCTATTCAAAAATTAGAACTTGATTATACAACATATCGTGAAAAAGGACATATATTAACTGAACATGAAATTGAATATATACGAAATGATGTTGAAATAATGGCACGTGCATTAAAAATAATGTTTGATGAACAATTAACAAAAATGACAATTGGAAGTGATGCACTTGCTAATTATAAAGAATTTAATAAAAATTTTAATTTGTATTATCCAACATTACCGTATGAAATTGATAAAGATATTAGAAAATCATATAAAGGTGGTTTTACATATCTAAATGATTTTTATAAAGAAAAAGAAACAGGACAAGGTTTTGTACTTGATGTAAATTCTTTATATCCATCAGTTATGTATTATGAAAAATTACCGTTTGGTGAACCATTATTTTTTAATGGGCAATATGAAAAAGATGTATTATATCCATTATATGTACAAACATTTTCATGTATATTTGATTTAAAAAAGGGTAAAATACCAACGATACAAATTAAAAATAATTTATCGTTTTTACCAAATGAATATATTAAATCAAGTGATGGTGATATTATAACGTTGACATTGACAAGTATTGACCTTGAATTATTTTTTGAACATTATGATGTACGTGAAATAACATATCACAGTGGGTGGAAATTTAAGGCAATTAAAGGTTTATTTTCATCTTATATTGATTATTGGTCAAAACAAAAAATTGATGCAAAAAAGAATAAAAATGATGCACTTTATCGTATAAGTAAATTGATGCTAAATTCATTATATGGTAAATTTGGATTAAATCCTGATGTACGAAGTAAATATCCGTATTTAAATGAAGATGGTATTGTTAAATATGGTATGTATCCTCAGGAAATACGAAATGCAATTTATATACCGGTTGCATCATTTATAACTAGTTATGCAAGACGTAAAACAATTGAAACAAGTCAAGCAATAAAAGATTATAGTATTAAAAAATATGGTATTGATTATTATATTTATAGTGATACGGACAGTATTCATATGTTAAATACAAATATTGATGAATTAAAAAATGTTATTGAAATTGATGATTATAAACTTGGTGCATGGAAACTTGAAAGTCAATTCAAAAAAGGTAAATATATTCGTCAAAAATGTTATATAGAACAAGGTTTTGATGATAATATTAATGTAACAATTGCCGGTTTACCGAAAAAATTGGCACCATTAATTAATTTTAATAATTTTGATATAGGATTTACAACTGAAAATTTTAATCCTGAAATAATAAAAGAAACAGGAAAAAAATTAACTTTTAAACATGTAAAAGGTGGTGTATTATTAGTTGATACCGATTTTACTATTAAATAGTATTGTTTTAATATTTAAAATGATATATAATGATGGTAAGGTGGTGATACTATGAAAACATTAATTAATGATATTATAAGTGCAATATTAACAACATCAATTTATTTACTTGGTGGACTTGATATTGCACTTAAAAGTTTATTAATTGTAATTGTTATTGATTATTTAACAGGGGTTGCATCGGCAATTTATAATAAAAAATTGTCAAGTAAAATTGGATTTAAGGGAATTATTAAAAAATTTTGTTATTTATTAATTGTTGCCTTATCCGTTGTAATTGATAATTTAACAGGTCAATCCGGTGTTATACGTACACTTGTTATATATTTTCTTGTAAGTAATGATGGTTTATCAATTATTGAAAATATGGTTGAACTTGATATCAAATTGCCTGATAAATTGGTTGATGTATTGGAACAAATAAAAAAGAAAGGTGAATAATATGAACGAAGAAATTGAAATTCTTGATATTAACGATGAACCACTTGGTATAACTGATGATGAATATGTTGAAATAGGTGATTTAAATGATACCAATTAAAACAAATAATGTACGTATTACATCATATTATGGAAATCGTGAATATAAATATCAAGGTAAATTAATTAAAGATTTTCATCATGGTATTGATATTGTACCAAAACCATGTAAAGCAAATGAAGAAATAATTGCATTTGAAGATGGTGAAGTTTATAGTTTACAAAAACATGGTAAACAATATGGTACAGGTTGTTTTGTTAGAATAAAACATGATAAAGGTTTATATACTCTTTATTATCATTTAAAAGATAATTCAATTTGTGTTAATGTTGGTGATAAAGTTAAAAAAGGTCAAAAAATTGGTATAATCGGTACAACAGGTAAAAGTACCGGAATACATTTACATTTTCAAATTGATAAAGGAAATAATAAAACGTCAATTAATCCATATGATTATGTTTTTAATAATAAAGAATTAATCGAAAAAACAGGACTTGATAAATATACTGATGAACAACTTGCAAATATGGTATGGCATGGATATTTTGGAAATGGTGAAGAAAGAAAAAAGAAACTTGGTAACCGATATAATGCAGTACAAAAAATTGTAAATGAACAAGCAAAACAAAAAGAAGTTAATAAAACTGAATTAATTGAATTGGTACGAAAAACGTTTCGTGGTGATTTTGGAAATGGTGAAGAAAGAAAAAAGAAACTTGGTAACCGATATAATGAAGTACAAAAACAAGTTAATTTAAATATAAAAAATAAAACAACATCATGGAATAATATAAAAATTTATTAATAGGTGGTTATATGGCAAATACTGTACGAAATATTGCACCATTTATAAATGAACAATTTACAATTACAAGTGAGTGGTGGAAAGAAAGAATTAATCCAATAACACATGAAGTACAAATCCATCGTGGACTTGATATTACAACAGGACGTAATAGTCCTGTATATAGTATGTTAAATGGCATAATTCACAGTAAAGGATATGATGACAGTCAAGGTAATTGGGTTGTTGTAAAAGATAATAATCCGTCATCAAATACATATGGTTATGCAACACTTTATATGCATCTTGATGTACCATCACCACTTGCAGTTAATACACCGGTTGTAATGGGACAGGAAATTGGCACGGAGGGAACAACAGGAGGAAGTACAGGAATACATTTACATGTTGAAATGCAAGATTTAAATCGATTTAATAACACTTGGCATTGGTCATACGTTAAAAGTGATTATTTAAATCCATGTGAATATATGGGTATTGATAATATTTCCGGTACATCTTGGATATATAACGGTGAACCATATTTTCCACCAATAAGAAAAAGGACACATTTTCCGTGGGTATTATATGCACGAAAAATACGTAAAAGAACACATAATTGAAAAATGTCAATACATTAATTGACATTTTTTCATTTTTATTATAAAATGAAAATAGAAAGGAGATTGAAAATATGATGACATATGAAGAACTTGAAACATTAGTAAATTCAATGCGTGAAAAAATTGGTGAAGATGCTAGTGCAATGGTGAGTGAAGATTTACTAAATATCATATCAAATTACAAACTTGGTATTGATGAAGTTGCAAAATTAACCGATGAAGTAAACAAATTAAAAGGTGAAAAAGACGAACTTTTAAAAGTTAATGGTCGTTTATTTCAAAAAGTTGGTTTTGAAAAAGAAGAAGTAAAAGATGAAATCATTGAAAAATATGAGGACGAAAAAACTGCCGAAGAAGTTATTGATGATTTAATCGATGAAAGGGGTGAAATTAAAGATGGCGACTAAAAGTACAATAAAAGCAATTAATACATTTAATGCAGTACGAAGTTTATCAAGTAATAGTTTTAAAGAATTGGTACCAAATGCAACTGAACAAAATATCCAATCAATTGGTAATATTTTGTTAAATGATGCATATCAACCACAATTAAATGAATTTATTACAAATTTAATTAATAGAATTGGTTTAACAATAGTACGTAATAAATCTTTTACAAATCCACTTGCAATGTTTAAAAAAGGAAGTGTACCACTTGGAACCGATATCCAGGATATATACACTAATCCTGCCGAAGAACAAGAGTATGAATATTCTAATGAGGCAATGGCAAAATTGTTAACAATTAATGACCCTGATACACATGTTGCATATTATAGACGTAATCGTAAAGGTTTATATGAGAAAACTTTACCACCTGAATTATTACAAGGTGCATTTGTTTCATGGGATAAATTTAATGAAATGGTAACATCAATTACTAATTCATTATATAGTGGTAACTATATTGATGAATTTAGATATACAAAAATGTTAATTGATGGTGCATATGATAACAATAAAGTTATTGTTGAAACTGTAAGTGCAGTAACTAATGAAAGCACTGCAAAAGCATTTTTAAAGAAATGTCGTGCATTATATAATAAGATGTCAAAACCATCAAAGAAATATAATGCATATAGTAAATTTAGTGGTGCAAAAGGTGAAATCACAACATGGACTGACCCCGAAAGAATTTGTGTAATTGTTAGTGCCGATGTTATGGCAGAAGTTGATGTTGATGCCCTTGCTAGTGCATTTAATATTGATAAAGCCGATTTTATTGGTCGTGTTATTCAAATTGATGAATTTGAAAATCCTGAAATTCAGGCAGTTATATGTGATGAAGCATGGTTGCAAATTTATGACAGTATATTCACTATGAAAACATTTGAAAACGGACGTACGTTATCTTGGAAATACATGTTACACGTATGGCAAACATATGCAATTTGCCCATTTGCCAATGCAATTTGTCTTGCCACAAGTGAACCAAAACCTGCAACTGCAATTAGTGTTGCCGATGCAAGTGTTGTTGTTGATGCAACGACAAGTGCAAGTGTAACATTAACACCTGCCGATGCAACAACTGATTTACGTTATGTATCAAGTGATGAAACTGTATTCACAGTAAGTGATGCCGGTGTAATAACAGGTGTTAGTGCAGGAACAGGAACATTAACTGTTTATACTGATAATGGTTTAAGTGCAACTGCAACTGTTACTGTTACATCAGGTGAATAATAAAAAGGGTTGCAATAAAATGCAACTCTTTATTTTTTAAAGAAAGGAAAGTGATAATATGATAACCGTAACACCACAAGGGCAATTATATTTATGTAAAACGCCACTTGAAAATGATTATAAAAATCAGTTAACATTTTCAAATAAAACAAGTCAATTAAATTATTTTAATTCTACTATACAACAATCATTTAATGAATATACATATATTAAAAAAGATAACAGTGTTACCGTAGGAATAAATATTGATAAAATAATTGATTGTAATTATTTATTTTATCGTAATAATGGATTTACCGATGAAAACGGAAATACACGAATTTATTATTGTTTTATAACTAATATGGAATATCGAAGTGAAAATTCAACTATTATTACATTTGAAACCGATGTATTTCAAACATGGCAATTTGATATTCAATATAAAAGATGTTTCATTGAACGTGAACATGTTAATGATGATACAATCGGTTTACATACATTACCTGAAAATCTTGAAACCGGTGATTATGTAAGTGTTGGAAATGTTAAAACAACATTGATTAATTCACCTAGTGATTTTTATATTTGTATGGGTGTAACTGAATTACCAGGTGATGATTTTACAATTTATTCAAATCATCGTACATATAACGGTGTATTTGGTGGACTTTATTATTTAGCATTTACAAGTGCATCAAATTGTGAAAATGCCATAAAAATATATGATAAAGTAGGTAAAGCCGATGCAATAAATTGTTTATTTATGGTACCAAAAAGAATGACTAGTATTCTTGATGGTACATCACATACATGGACATCAGGAAATATAACATGTGATGTAATATATCTTGATGGAAGTGATGAAGCTGATACCATCGGTACATTAAATGGAACAATGCCAACAACACTTGCAGGTAATTATCAACCTAAAAATAACAAATTATTTTGTTATCCATTTTCATATATGAATTTAACAAATAATAGTGGAACAGTAACACCATTTAGATATGAAGATTTTGATTATGATGAAGTTATGCATCAACGTGCAATTGGATTTTGGATTGATGCAAGTATTACACCCGGTATGAGTATGAAAGCAATACCATTATTTTATAAAAATATTAATATTAATTATGGTTATGGTATAATGGGTGGTAAAATACCTGTATGTTCTTGGAATAGTGATGTATTTTTAAATTGGTTAACACAAAACGGATTAAATGTTGCACTTGAAGTTGCCGGTGGATTAATTGGAACTGCCGGAAGTATAGCAACAGGAAATGTTGCCGGTGCAATGGGTGGTGTAACAGGTATTTTCAATGCATTACATCAAGTATATCAAGCCGACATCACACCAAATCAAGCACGTGGAAACACAAACAGTGGTGATGTAAATTTTAGTGAAAGTAATGATGGTGGATTTACTCTTTATTATATGAGTGTAAAACCTGAATATGCAAAAATAATTGATGATTATTTTAGTATGTTCGGTTATAAAGTAAATGAAGTTAAAATGCCAAATATTTATGGTCGTACAAATTGGAATTATGTAAAAACAATTGATTGTAATTTTGATGGTAATATACCACAAAGTGATTTAAATATCATTAAAACAATGTTTAATAATGGTATTACATTATGGCATAATCCAACATCAATTTATAATTATTCATTAAATAATAATATTGTATAGAAAGGAAAGTGATAATATGAACGGTAAAAAAGAAGTTGACCTTGCCATGTTAATAAATAATATGACATTTATTGATTATTTAAATCGATTAAAATTAATTGCTATCAGTTTATTTACATGGGATAAACTCGATGATTATGCAGGATATGGTGCATCACGATTTATGGAACAAAATTTATATGAATTTGGTCGTGCATGTTTTTTAAAGGATAAAGAACTTGGATATCTTGCATTACGTGTTAATCCTAGTGATACATTAAATGTATATAATTTACCAACACGTGTTAATGCATGGTCAATTGGATATAATAAAAATTATGATTTTGATGATGTTGTGTATATCATGAATAATGAACTTGAAATGCCAACATCAAATACAATACAATTAATATCAAGACGATTATATGAAACTGAACGTACAATTGATGTCAATTTAAATGCCATGAAAACACCAGTATTAATTGAGGGTGATACAAAAACAATATTAACTTTAAAACAAATTTATATGCAATATTCAGGAAATACACCATTTATATTTGGTAATAAACAATATGATATAGCAAATAAATTAAATGTTTTAAAAACCGATGCACCGTATTTAATTGATAAACTTGAAACACATAAACATGAATTATGGAACGAAGCAATGACATATCTAGGAATTAACAATGCAAATACTGATAAAAAAGAAAGATTAATAACTGATGAAGTTGAAAGCAACAACGAATTAATTAATTATTATTTAAATTGTTTTTATAAAACACGTAAAAAGGCATGTGATGAAATAAATAAAAGATATCAACTTGATATCAGTATTAAATTAAATAAAGATGTTTTGGAGTTGTTAAAAGTTAATGAAAATGATATAATTAATTATAATGATGGTGGTGATGATAATGAGCAAATATACAATTACAATTAAAAATTTAATTGATAATCATTTTGATTTTAAATTAAATGATTATCCAATATTTGATGAAAATTATCGTGCAACATTAAATCAAAATATTTTATATCATTATTATGAAAATGAAATTGGTTTTGAAACTGCATCATTATTTAGATTTTATTTAAATCAAAAATTAAATGAAATAATGCCATACTATAATGAATTATATAAAACACAAAAGAAAATACTAAATGATTTATTTACAAATGTTGATATAACCGAAACATTTAAACGTGATACATCAAATACATCATCATCAAATAGTAATAGTGTTAACAATGGTACAAATGACAGTAAAAATTTATTTTTGGATACACCACAAGGTAATGAATATAAAGGAACAATGGACGATACCAATTATGCAACAAATGTTACATTTAATAAAAACAACATTAATAATGAAATCAATGATACATCAAATATGAGTGGTACAGGTATTGAAAATTATATAAAAACCATTAAAGGTAATAATGGTGGTAAATATAACATTGATTTATTAAATGATGTTAAAAGTAAATTAATGAATATAGATTTAATGATTATAAATGAATTAAATGATTTATTTATGCAAGTATTTTAATGAAAGGAAAGTGATAAAAATGAAAGAAAGAAATGTCAAAATATTATCACCATTTGTATTATGGTGCCAAAAAGTAATACCACTTGCATTTGATGAAAGTATGTCATATTATGAGTGTTTATGTGCAATTTATGATTATTTAATTAATCATATTACACCTGCCGTAAATAATAATGCCGATGCCGTAACCGAATTACAAAATTATGTTGCAAATTATTTTGATAATTTAGATGTACAAAATGAAATAAATAAAAAACTTGATGATATGGTAACCGATGGAACACTTGATGAAATAATTAATCAACAAATATTTGGTGATTTAAATGAACAAATTAATCAAAATAAAGATAATATCACTGCATTACAAAATTTAACTGAAAATCTACCAACTGATGAAAATAATATTCTAAAATTACAAAAATTTAATCAATTTACAAATCAACCATTACAATACGGTAAATTAACATTACCAACTGAATTTAATAATATTGGATTTAATTTATATCGTGATAATAATAATAAAATTTATGATGACTTGGATTTATCAAATTACGATACAAATAATATTGCATATGTTGATTATGATAATGGTGATGATACAACACACCCTGATAGTACATTTAAAACAATTAAAGGTGCATTAACATATATTAATACACTTGCAGGTAATAATTATAAAATTATTTGTAAAACATACCGTTTTGGTCGTAATGAATTTTGGAACGAACAACAGACAAATGAAGAATATACAATGCAAAAATCGGTTGTTATTGAACCTGATGATATGACAAAACGAATACTTGTTTCAACTGACCAAAGAAATTTATCATGGACAAATTTAGGTGGTGGTGTATGGCAAACATCAAGAAGTGGTGTTATTAACATATATAATTTACAAAAAACAAATGGTTTTGGTATGTATGAAAAATTTACAAAAGTAAATTCACTAGAAGATTGTCAAGCAACTGCAAAAACTTGGTACCAATCAGGAAGTAATTTATATGTACATAGTAATGAAGAACCATCATTTGATAAATATATAATAAATTTATCATTGCCAATTATTTCATTTAATATTCATAATAATAGATTTTTAAGATTGAAAAATATTGATTTTTATCCATCAAGAAGAATTATGTTTCAAAATAATAGTACAAACTATGAAAATGCACTAATATGTGAAAATGTTAATATATTTGGTTGTAAAGATTATAACGGATTTAGTACAAATAATATTAAAAAAGTATTTATATTAAATTGCAAAACAGGTGAAAATCAACGTGATGGATTTAATTATCATTATGATAATACACCATTAAATGTTATGGAAAGTGCATTGGTATATGAAATAAATTGCAAATCATATAATAATGGACTTGAAGATGATACCGATACAAATAATTGTAGTACAGTACATGAACATGCAAGAATAATACGATGCAATAATGTATATCAAAATAGTAAAACAAGATGTATTGCCGATATTGGAAGTCCACGTGTATTAATGATAAATTGTGATATTAACCAAACAGTAGAAAATTATCGTGGTTTATCTTTTCAAGATGATGTTGCAGGAAGTCAAGAAGGTATTGCATATATTATTGATTGTAAATGTTTAATAAAAAGAACTGAAAATATTGATGGCACTGATAACTTCCGTGTTAGATTAAAAAATTTCAAAGGTAATTATGAAAATAATGCACTTGATATTCAACTATATACTGAATAATGTCAACCTGTATTTTGTAAAGTGTAAAGTAATAGTTTTGAAAGTGTAAAGTAATAAATTAATTCTCTAATGTCAATTGTCGATTTTGTTCGGTGGTTGCACGTTGGGGAATTTTTTAGTGGGGGATAGGGGGGAAATACTCT